TCCACTTTTTCTAATTCTCGCGCAACTTTGCGTCGCCGAATCTCCGTCGCCGACATTTTCGTGCGAGGTTTTGCCTCTATGAGTGTAGGTGTCTTGGTGGTAGTTTCCGGGCGTTGTCGATGTATTGAATTATTAACGATAAATCCTCTCTTGATATCGCGTTGAATGCTTCGCATATGATTATATTCATCGCAGTGCTTGTCATACCATTTTTTCCAGTTGTTGTGTTGTCTCTCAGCGGGGTCTGTCATATATACTAAATTAAGCAATTATTTGATATCAAACTTCCGTTTAAAAGCGGCGATGTTTCCATCCATGGAGGTATAATCGCCCCACAAAATGAACCTAGAAAGTGCCCCCGCGGTGTAGGGATTAGTCCAGTCTTCGTTGACGCGATGCCTAGCAATGTAAGCGGCGCGCTTCTGTTTGTCGCCATGGTCTATGTATGTAGAGGCGCCTTCGGCGCCGAAATGGACACGTCTCCCGTCCTTAAATGTAGCGACGAAGCGCTTCCCCTTACGGTTTGATTTGGTAATTAGCATACTATATAATAATGCCACATATTATTTCGGTATCAAATGCGCAGCATCAATGCGTGCGGTCGCCCCACCCATCACGGCACTATACACGCGCGCTTGGGCCCATTGCTCAGGTGATTTAACCTGTGGCCTCACGCTGGCAGGATTGGTTTTAAACGCCCCTATCCCCTTGTTGAATATTATTTTCAAACCAGATAATTTATAGCCCGTGAGTTTAGCAATTTCCGCTAAACTGTGAGGTTCATCTTTTTGAAAACCATACTTTTTATTGAATTGTTGTTTGTATGTAAAAACCATATATTAATAGAGGATAAAATCCTCTTCCTCTATTGTATAATGGACAATTTAGCAATTTCACGAATGATATATCCCAATTTAACGCAACAAGAAATCATCCTAGACTTCTATCAACTCGCGCTATTTCGCGGCGACCCGAAAATGCGATGTCATGTAGGCTCTTATTTTGTCAATTTCTTCACTCACACTGAGAGGATGAATACTGTCGGCCGTTCCGGTATTTCGTTTATAGACTTCTTGAACAACAAGGACAACGTCCTCGCAAAAGGCTACGTACAAAAAATGATTGACTGGTATGATGAGACTGAACCCTGGCGAAACGAGACCTGGATTTTGTATCGCATCTTCAACCTCTATTTTGGGTCTATATCTATTCTCCAACCACACATCGCTGTCTCTGTGTACGACCGCTTTAAACCAACTTGTGTGCTGTCGCCTTGTGCTGGCTGGGGCGGCCTTCTTGTGGGAGCGTGTGCCTATTCTGTGCCACGGTGGATAGGCTGTGAAACAAACCAAGCACTCAAAGAACCATATATGAAAATGATTCGCGAATTACACAAACACTCCTCTACTGAGATAGATTTAAACTGGGTATCTTGCCTTGATTTTGACTATGACTCAGTGGGCTATGATATGGTATTTTACTCGCCGCCATATTATAACATTGAGAGGTATACTGACCAACCATACCGCACTAAGGAAGAGTGGAACCAATTCTATGAAAAACTGTGTGTCCTCTCTTGGCGGGGATTAACGAAGGGTGGCTGGTATTGCGTCGTTGTGAGCAACGAGATATACGATGTGTACAAAAAAGTAATCGGATTTGATGCGGAGATAATTATTCCGATGCCAAATATGCGACGTTCGGCATTTCACATTTACTCGGAAAACGTTTTTTGTTGGCATAAATAATAGAGGCTTAATATATATGCCCCAATTTAGCAAACAAGAAAGACAGAACCGCGTAATCACATTAAACTATTTTGACCGCCTCAAAAAAGCACTCGCACCACCCATGGTGTTAGAGCCGCCCGAGTCTAGCGACTTTGTCAATTATCAAAAGCCTCTACCTGAAAAACCAGATGGCTATAAATCGTCGCAATCATCCTCCGCCAGAATTATTTAGGCGAATCGGTTAATCATTAATTAAATATATTTTCTTATACATATATATAATGCCCCGCGCCAAGAAAGCCGAAACCGAACTAGCAATTCTTACGTCCTCTCCCATAGAGGAATCAAATGAGCCTTTACAAGCAAGCAAAGAAGAAAAAGAAGAAGAAATCCCAACAGCATTATGCGACCCACCACCACGTCCGAAAAAGAAGGCCAGCGAAAAACAATTGGAAGCTATGGCACTCGGAAGACTAAAACGGTTTGAATTGATAGATATGCGAAAAAAGCAAGCACAAATAGACAGAGAAAATGAAAAAAAAGCATTAGAGGAAAAGATTGTACAAAAGGCTATTTCTATAAAAAAGAAAGAAATCAAAAAGTCGCTGGTGTTGGATGAGATAAGCGATGATGAAACACCGATTGAAGAAATCAAGACGGCAGTCAAAGCGAAGAAACAGCAACCTCCGCCAAAACCGCCTCCTCAACCACAACAAGCACCAAAAGCAATTGAAGCGAAAAAGCCATCATTTTTATTTGTATAATATATAGATGAGTATCACTTTGAAAAAAAACGAAAGCCCAGATTTAGCAGTATGCAACATGATTTGCGACGGAGGACTCCATCCAAAGCTAGATAATTATGAACTGACAAAGTTTTTAAACTCCCACGAAACGAACTTGATGATAGGTCGACCAGCAAGTGGCAAGACAAGCTTGTTATATTCGTTCTTTAAAAGTCCGAAAATATATAGAAAAGTATTTCATAATATTTATCTTTTCCAGCCCTCACATAGTAGAGCATCTATGAAGGATAATATCTTTGAGAAGATACCCGAAGAGCAAACACACGAAGAACTGAATTATGAAAATCTAAATACAGTGATGGAGACCATAAAAGCAGAGGATAAGAAATATAATAATTGTATTATTTTTGATGACTGCACGGCCTCGTTGAAAAACCAAGATGTGAAGAAATTATTGAAAGAGTTGATTTTCAATAGGCGACATTTGCGAACAACGATCATTTTTTTAGTCCAGACTTGGTATTCTATTGAGAAGGATATACGAAAACTATTTTCCAACATATTCTGTTTCCGAGTCGCAAAACAAGAGTTGAGCGCCATATTTGATGAGGTGGTAGAGAGCAAAGCAAAATATATGAATGATATTTCCAAAATGGTATTTGACAAACCGTATAAGTACTTGTTTATAAATGTCAATTCTCAACGATTATTTGATGGATTTGATGAATTGATGTTTGAGGAAGAATAATTTCTCAATAGAGAATATAAAATGTTTCTAAAATCAGCAGGAAGAAAAGCTATGCCTATATTTAGAAAAGGTGTCATGGCATCGTCAGCCTTGTCAAAAGGCCTAGGCGCGGCTGGACGAGGTTTATCAACGGGAGCACGAGCTGGTGGAGAATTACGTGATACTATTTTGTCTATCCCGTTTGCCAAAGAGGTTTTATCAAGTACTCCTCAGGGGAAGGATTTGTTGAATCGTCTAAATACAGGCCTAGAATTAGCCAGTGCTGGCTCCGGATTTTTAGGCAGAGCTAGTGATTTGACAAATCCCCTCACTTACAGACCGATTATCAGAGCAACTGGTTCTATTGATACACGCGCTCTTGGTAAAAATATTCGTGAAGGCATTGAACGAGCAAAAGCGCTAGATAGGGCAAGTGAGCCGTTAATACAGTTCAGGCGATAAATAAATATGTATTTTTTACAACACATATTTATACAGGTGTTTAAAGCTCTCGTCTTGTTGTATGGTTTAATGGTCTTAATTGAAGAATCAAAACCCAAGCAGGGAGAGAAGGGTAAGCAGTAGGAGTAGAAGCATTTGTCAAAACAGAAACGCTAAATTGATTTGTTCGTGGTCTATTATTTAGAAATACTGGCGGATTTGTGCTATCTTCGGCGTGAAGCGTTGAAGTGGTTGAGACTATGTAAGGATAAGCAACGCCTAGAAAGTTGCTACTTTGTGCGCTAGCCCGACCAGCTTGATTTGTTGCTATAAAAGTATTCGAACCAGATAAAGCAGTTGTATAAATCATGGCGATTTGAGGATTAGCGACAGTATTGACAGTAGCAGTATTGAATGAGAAATGAACTAAATAGTTTCCATCAGGGATAATAGACCAGTCAAAAGAGAATAAATAATCAGTTCCGCTTGCTGTTGCGTCGTTGCTATTAAGCACAATATTATATAGTTCCTCGGTTCCGATTTGTTGCTGAGAGTTATAATTTTGAGATGATGACAGCATTATATACAAATATCAACATATTATTTTCTGGATAAATTGTATATGCCAGTTAAAAAGAATAAAGTGAAAGCGCCCATTAAAAAACCCAAACCCAAATCAAAACCAAGAGCAAGAGCAGCGGCGCCCAAATCATCGCAAATACAATTTCAACTAGCGAGAGCGTATGAGGCTGGATTAAAAGCTGGCATTCCAGCATATGGGAGCATTCCTAGAACAGGCGGTAATTATGCCATAGCCCAAGGATTGCCTCAACAAGTTTTTGCTAGTTCTGGAAGCGTGCCAATTGGTAGCAATATAAACGACAATTTATTAAGTGCTTACAACGCTCTCGTGTGGGCGAAAGAACCGCCGACGAAAGAAGAATATGCGAGTTTTTCGCCAGAAATACAAGAAGCCTATGCGGAAGCAATTCGTAATGTTCTCGGACAAGAAGCTCGGCTACAATTTGAAGAAAGAATGAAAGAACAACCAGACCCATCAATTAGTCCATTATTTCAAGAACAAAGCCAGAGAGGAGCTTTTGAATTACAAACCACAGAACGGATAAATAAAATTGTGAGCGAGGTTTTGTCGGAAGTGGTCAAAGTAGAAACTAGCGACGACCCGACAACAAACAATCCATTCTCCGGTTCAGCATTTATTAGTAGAATCAGAAGAGGCGGTCAACAATTGCCAAAACAAACCAGCGGTATATTTCAATTGAACAAAACTGAAAAACAAGATAATGCGCTTAGCAATTTAGCTAGACAATCAAGAGCAGATAGAGAGGATATAGAAGTGAGTCAGACTTTGGAAAATCAAGCGTATCCGGAAACAGAGGCTGGCTCAACAGCAAAACCAAAAGCAAAAGAACGCCGAAAAAAAAACTAGTGAAAAAAATCTTCAAGCAATTATTTCTTCTGTATAAATATATGTTCAAAATAAATAACTCCAATAAAATGAAGCGCGAAGATTTTTTACATGGCATTAAATATTTAACGGAAATTGATTTACGACCGCAACCAAGTATAGAAAAAATAGAACGTTTCGGGTTCTCCGCTAATGATGAAGCGTCATATTATATTTTGTTATGTAATCCTAATTTAACAGATTCTGAGAGGGAGCAAATAAAAACAAAAATAAATCAATTAAAAGATAACTATCGGGCCAAAATAAACAATGATTTAAATGAAAAACTGGCACAATAAAAAATGCTCTATATATATAATGGATACATATATAGACCAGAGGATAATCACACTGAGTTCAGACAATGCCACGCAAAACAATGGCTCATTTCTAAGCGATGTTTACTTTAATTTTAGAGGTCTTGTTAAAGATGATTTAGACAATGTTGAGGTAAAAATAACAATTCAAAATGCGCAAATACCGATTTCGTTTTACAATATAAACGTCTACAACAATATTTTGGTATTAGATTATGACGCTGTCGTATATACATTTACACTAACACAGGGAAATTATAACAGTTCTAATTTAATAACAGAAATAAAATTGCGATTCGCACTACAAAGCATTACTGATATAGATATTGCGACGAGTGCCATTACGGGTTGTATGACATTCACGCGATTGTTATCATTAGATTTTACCATTTTATCAACTGGAACTATCAATCAAGTTCTTGGATTTAACCCGACCACGAATAATACTAGTAGTTTAGGAGTTTTAACGACTCCCTTTCCTCTTAACCTTTTAGGATTATTGAAACTTAAACTGGCTAGCTTTGAACTACAAACACAGAACTATGATTCAAGCGTTGAAAGCAATCTTAATATTTTAGCAACAATACCGATTGAAAGTGGCGCATTCGGAGTTATCCTCTATAACAACGTGTCAAATATACAAACGATTATTAACAACAACACATTAGACGGCTTTGATTTACAGATATTCGGTGATGACGGACGACTCGTCGACTTTAATAATATTCATTGGAATATCACGCTTATTTTAGCAATTACAAGGATTAGACATCAAGATACAAAAACTACATTTAAAGATTTGATTCTCCCAATCAATCAACTGATTAACACTCTTCAACAACAGTCGACCCAAGGAGTAGCAGATGAGGAAAATCCGCAAACATTTACGGACCAGACATTATCGGATTTGAACGACGACGATAATTTAGAAGTTCTTTTTTACAATAACCGCAAATACATATAAAATTATTATCTACCATGATTATATAAATGTCTGTTGTACTTCCTCAATCAATCAACTACACCGAGTCTCTTCCTTCTTTACCCGATAACACCCAGCAAATCCCCGTTGTCGCGTCTCCGGTAAACGGTGCCTCATTCACTTCTGGTTCTCAGATTCAGTTCGACCTTTTAAACCGAGGCTTCCTTGTTCCAGATTCTATGTATTTGAGATATTCTACTTCCGTCACAAATACTGGTGCCTTCCAAGTTTTCCAGATTGGCTGCCCTGTATACAATCCCTTCACAAGACTTGATGTTCAGATTGGAAGTCAAACCGTTGACACGATTCAGTCTTACAATGTGTTGATGAATATGCTTACCAATTTGACTCTTGATGTCGCGCAGAAATACGGACTCCAAGCTGGTTTCGGTTATTTGAACAACTCATCTGTTCCCACTTTGGAACAGCTTGATGCCCGTGATTTAGGAGCTGTTGCTACTACCCAAGCCTATTCTCTCGGTGGTCCGTTGATGAGTATTCTCTCCAACTCTGAGAAATTGATTCCCTTGTTTGCTATGCCTCAAATCCGCATCGTTCTCACTATGGACGCTATTGCCAATTGTTTCAATATTGCCTCTGGTGGAGCTGTTACTGCTTTCACTCTTTCCAACTTGGAACTCTGCTACAAGGTTGTAGATATGGGCGGACAGGTTGAGGATATGGTTCGCTCGATGGGTGATAAGATTTATATCAAGTCTCAGTCTTTCTCGTGTGCTTCTCAAACCCTAGGGTCAGGCAGTGTAGGCTATAATGAGCTCGTCTTTAACCAGAGATACGCCAGTGTGAAATCTCTGTATGCTATCAACGGCGGCACCACGATTGGTGCTAATAAAGCGTTTGACTCTACTGACATCACAACCAACAACGGAGACTACTCCTTTTCGGTCGGAGGCGTTATCTATCCCCAGAGACCTATATCAAGTTCGGTAAATCGTGCTGGTGCTTTGATGGAACTCAAATCTGCCACTGGTTCTATCTATGATAAGGCGAACTCTTTTGCTATCAACTCGGTAGAGTATGCTGCGGTTTCTGCCACTGTTACAACTGCTCAGGCTATGGGCAAGTTCTACATCGGGACCTCAACTGAGAAGCTTTCCAGCGATTCACTCTTGACTGGAATCTCAACCCAGAACAGCCCCATCTCGTATAGAATTTCTCTGGGCTCGAGCACCGGACAGGCTCACTTGATTACGCTCGTAGCCAACTACGACGCTCTCTTTGAGGTTGACACAGTTAACAGACAGGTTGCTGTCAAGTGCTAAGCGCTATTTAATTAATCAATAATACAGCATTTAATGTATTATTGACCCTTTTTACCATATAATTGCTGTTTAATTGCTCAATTTGCCATTAATAAAGCAATTAAAATATTTTAATCACTCTGTTAATGCCATTTTGTCCCATTTTTGCCATTAAACTGTGTGTTTTTAGTTAAATTATCAATAATACACCGTTTAATGTATTGTTGATTAATTAAATAGTAAAATCTACTGCTTGCCTCTATTAAGCAATCAATACAAAATACAATCCAAACAATGTGTATTTATAAACGCCAGCATTGTTGATGCCTAGCATGACAACTGCTGTGGTATCTAGATTGGTTATGACATCTAAAACAAACGCTAAACCTTTTGAAATTTTGAATTGTCTTACTATCATATCTATTATCATCGTCTGTATACTTGACACAATATAGTTGTATATTCATAGTATCTTCCTCTTAATCCAATCCCACACAGAAGATGTAATAACTTTAAAAAACCCCTTTTGTTTTATTTTTCCGTTCTCAAATAAATACTGGATATTTGATTCAATAGCCACCATTTCTGTTGGCGGAATTGTTCCAAACAATTTTCCATAAACAGTGAACACGACATCTTTTTTGTCGACCTTGACAACTTCTTTCTTGTTGTCTATCAGGTGTTCTACCATAACGCATATCATTGTAAGAAATTCTAAATCCATTCTATATTTACCATGGTCGGGAATCTCGCTGGCTTTGCATACTATCTTATCGACAGTCTTTGAGAACTTTGCTGAACGGGCCAACGAGTTCTTTGGATTTACATAGCACAGCGACGACATTTTATATCGTATATAAAGAAAATATTTTTATCCGATTCTTGTGAAAGAAGATGTCGCCGTTGCGTAAGCCACCAACCCTGTAACATTAAATAAACCATTTACGTATATACTTGTTGCTGCTGTAACAGTCACAATTCCTGTAATTGTTTCAACAAAACGAATAGCGTTAGAACCTACTGTGTCATCTGCCTCTTCAAAATATCGTAAAGTTCCTATTGAGGTTGTATTGTTATTTGCTAATGAAACACAAAGAAGTCTATTCTGGACTGTTCCTGCTCCTCCCGTCGTTCTTGACGAAATATTTGAAATCACTAACCAAACTCCTTTACTTGGTAAAGAAAGTGTTTGAACGTTGCCTACTACTCCTGTTGAAAAAGTGAATTCTGCGCTTGTTGCTTCGACAGAATATCCTAATTGTGTATTTACTGTTGCTGGTATTGTTGTTTGAATCAATCTAACGTCGCTATTAAAAGTGCTGGTGTTTTGTGTTAAAACAATATTGCTACC